AAGATTTAAAGAAGGAGGTAGTAATTAATGGGAAATGAAGTAGGACAAATAAAAGCTAGTCCAAACATTAATATAGAGTTTAAAACTCTTGCAACAACAGCTATACAAAGAAGTGAAAGAGGTATAGTTTGCTTAATATTAAAAGATACTAAGAAAACTGTTAAATGGAATACTTTAAAAACAATAGCAGATTTGAAAGAAAAAGAATGGGATGCTAAAAATGTTAAGTACATTAAATTAGCAATGCATTATGGAGCTAAAAAAGTTTTAATAAGAGTTCTGCAAACTGGAGAAAATATAGATGATGTATTAGGTGAATTTAAAGAAAGAAAAATGCACTGGTTAGCTTATCCTGCAGCAGAACAAGCAGATGACCAAAAGCTTGTAACTTGGACTAAACAAGTATTTGGAAATGATGGAGCAATAGGGAAAACTGTGAAATATGTGTCAAGTTTTGCTAATAATACAGATCATGTTGCAATAGTGGAGCTTGGAAATACAGGAACTTATAAATCTATTTATGGAGATTTTATAGCTCAAGAATATACAGCAGCAATAGCAGGACTTATAGCAGGAATGCCTATTAATCGTTCTGCAGATAACTTTGTTATGAGTGATTTAAAAGAAGTAGATTACTTTGAGCCAAAACTTGGTAAATTCTCTCTATACAATGATGATGAAAAAGTCAGAGTTAATTATGGTGTAAACTCAAAAACTACTTTTGATAGCACTTGGAAAAAAGATACAAGAAAAATCAAAATAGTTGAGGGAATGTGCTTCATAACTGATGACATAAGAGATACATTTAAAAATTATTGGTTAGGAATTTACATAAATGACTACAATAACAAAATGAATTTCTGTTCTAATGTTACAAAAGTATATTTTAAAGAAATGGCTCCAAATGTGTTATCAGGAGACTATGACAATAAGATTGAAATAGACTTAGAAGCACAAAAGAGATTAATTGTTTTAGATGGAAAAGAGCCTGAAGAAATGACTGAAATGGAAATCTTAAAATATCCATCTGGTGATGATGTGTTTTTAACTGGTGATGTTAGATTTGCTGATACTATGGCAAATCTTTCAATTTCAATAAAGATGTGATAGGAGGCAAAAATGGCAGATACAAATATAAGAGGCTACCATACCATTGCAGGTGCTCATGGAACTCTTTGGATAGACAATGAAAAAATAGCTGAATTTACAAAAGTAAATGCAAAAGTAACAGCTGACAGAAAAGATGTACAATTAGGGCTATCTGTGGATAGTAAAATTGTAGCTTTAAAAGGTGAGGGAAGTGTTACACTTGAAAAAGTATACTCAAGAGGTAAAAAGATACTTCAGAAATTGTTAAAGGGTAGAGATGTTAGAGTTAGAATAGTTACTAATCTAGCAGACCCAGATACACCAGGAAGACAAGAAGAAAGAATCTCTCTTGATAATGTTTGGTTTAATTCAATTGATTTAATTAACATTACAAAAGGAGAAGTTGTTGAAGAAGAATACCCATTTGGATTTACTCCAGAGGATCTAAAATATGAAAATGATATAAAATAGGAGGCTTAGATGTTAGTTACTGCTGATGAATTATTAGGACATGCTAAAAAGAAAGAAAAAGAGTCAAAATTTAAAGTTTATATAAATGAACTGGATAGAGAAATAGAATGTAATGTTATTTCAAGAAAGGAATACACAGAATTAATTTTAGGAAATTCAGATGATGTTGATGCTGAACTTATCTATAATTCATGTGATATTTTTAAAGATGATAAATTGATAAGAAATTTAGATTGTTCAATGAATCCTTTTGATGTTGTAGGAAAAATTTTATCTTCTTCGACTATCTATGGATTAGCCAAAACCATTTTAAAAAAATCTAACATAGAACAAGGTAACCCTGAAAAATATGTGAAATTATTGGATGATGATATAAAAAACTAATTGAAAAGGATTGGAGGATTTTTACTATATCTGAGTATATAAAAAAAGGATATAGTTTAAAAGAACTTCAATCCTTACCTTTTACAGAGTTATATTTTTTATACCAATGTATTTAGTTTTTAATTTGATAAAAAAGTCAAATCATAGTACAATAATCTTAATAAATTTTATTAGGAGGGTACTATGAAAAAATTTTTATTAATGTTATTTGTTTTTATATCTACTTTAACTTTTTCTGTAACAGAAGAAGAGGTAAGAAACATAAAATTAAAACATTCCGAATATACTGATGTACAGCTTAAAGTAGATGGAAAAAATGTTATTATTTTCCTAAAATTAAATGTAAAAGCTAGCGAGACAAATCAAGTTTCAAAATTTGTAATGGAAGATACAAAAACTATTTTTTCTTATTTTCAAAAAAAATATTCACCAAAGGATTATTGGGTTGTGGACATAAACTTTTTTATTCAAAATATGAAAGTTGCTAACACTAATGCTGCGAGTGAAACTATTGAGAAAATGAATATAAAAAGTCTAAATTTTAATAATGCCAAAAATAAATTAGACGCTTGGTATTATAATTGGGATTAGTAAAATTTTTATATTAACTTTAGAGATTAAGAGAGTTTTTTAACTCTCTTTTATTTTTTAGGAGAATTTATGAAGAAAGAAAAATTAAAAAAAATTCTTGATGCATTAGATGGAATAACACACCAAGAATTTGAAAAACTAAGTGAATATATATCTTATAAAACAGAAGCAATAGGAAAATTCAAAAATGATGAACTAGCCTATGAAACAATTAAATTTTTTTTTATAGAAATTGAAGATTAATTCATAGTTGGAATCCAACCTTTAATTTCTTTTAAAAATTTATAGGCTTTTTTCATCATAGTGTTGTCGGTTAAGTATTCGTAACCTTTTGTAGTTAGATATGGTTGTTCAATATTTTTAACACCAAATGAACCAATAGCAAAACCTTTAACATACCCATCATTAGTTAAATTTTTTAGAATAACTTCTAATTCATTTTCGTTTAAACTTAATTTTTCTAAATTAAGAGTTTCAAAACGGCTAAAAGAATTATTGTAAGAGGATAATTCAATAGCTTTAAGAACTTGATAAACACTGACAAAGTAATCTTTCATAGTTTCACCTCCCAAAAGAAATTATAACATATTTTAAAATTTCTCTTGACTTTATTCGTACGATGCGATATTATAAAAATATCCGTACGAAAGAGGTGAGGAGATGAAAGAAAAGATAATAAAAAAAGTAAATTTTAATAAAGGAGGTACTGGAGGTTATGCTGCTAGAATAATTCTTAATAATGAATGGATTAATGATATGGGTATAACCAAGGAAAATAACGAAATAGAACTGACTTATAAACAAGAAACAAAAGAAATAATAATAAAGAAAAAATAAAAGTCCCCACTCTTATCGTATAGACAAAATATGGGGACAAGTAGTACAACTACCTCGCAAGTAAATTGTACTACATTTCCCCTTAAAATTCAAGGAGGAATAAAAATGAATTATGTAGTAAAGATTGAAAGTAAAAATGGTATTAATGTTGTAAGTAGTAGAGTTGTAGCTAAGGAATTAGGAAAAAATCATTCTGATGTTTTGGATAGTTTAAATAATATTTTAGAAAAAGGAGATTTCCGTTCTCTGATAATACCAAGCCTTTATCAAGTGAAAGGTCAAAAAAGAAATTACAAAGAGTACCTTTTAACAAAAGATGGCTTCACATTATATATGTTCAATATTCAAGGATATAATGATTTTAAGATGGCTTACATAAATGAGTTCAACAGAATGGAACAAGCCTTAAAAGAGCAAAAGAAATTACCTTTTACAGAAATTAAACCTACAACTTGGAGAGGTGTTCCTGTTATGGAAGTTTCAGAACTGGAAAAATTAACAGGTATTGATAGATGTCTTATTCATACTAATTTAAGAAAAGATAAGATAACTTTAAGACATAGAGATTTTTTAGAGTATAAAGAAGAAAATTCAAATAATTATTATGCTTCAGCAAGTTCTGTAAGTTTACTTTTTAAGGAAGTTGTCATTTGGATTTGCAAGAAATATGGGGTGTATGAAAAATACAAAGACTTTTTAGAAAATTATTTCAAAGAAGTAAAAGAAATTGAATACAAAAATAGAGAATATGGGTTGGAACATTTAAGAAGTGAAGCTAATAAGTTAAAACAAAAGTTATTAAAAGAACAATTTTTAATAACAGAAAAAATTCAAGAATTAGATAAAACTGGATTAACTGACAAGATGACAGTACATAGAAATAATAAAAATGAATTAATCTTAATTATGCATTTTGATTAATAAACACTAAGAGGAGTATAAAAGCTCCTCTTTTTTATTGGAGGTGAGAATTTGGAGCATGTATTAAGTGCAACTCTTGAATTAAAAGATAAATTTACTTCAAAAATTAAGGTTGCAGGGAAAGAACTTGATAAGTTCACTAAAAAAATGCACCCTATAAAAAGTGCAGTTAAAGAAACGTCTGAAAGTTTAAGAACAGGTATGTCAGATTTAAAAAACTTTGCAATAGCCATTGGAGCTTTTAAGTTAGGTTCGGCTGTTTTTAGTTTTATAAAAGATGCCTATGTTGGATATGCCGAATTAGAACAGATTTTGACAAAAAATAGAGCTATCATGAATGCTTCTCTTGAAGATTCTGCCAAATTAAAAGCACAAGCTATGGAATTAGGTAAAACTATGCCTTTTACAGCAAAAGAGGTAGCAGAGGCTCAAATGTATCAAGCAATGGCTGGAATGAAAACAAATGAAGTGTTGGAAATGACACCAAAACTTTTAAAACTATCTATTGCATCAGGACAGGATTTAGCAAGTACAGCAGATATTCTTACAGATAACTTAACTGCATTTGGCTTAGAGTTAAAAGATGCTGATAGACTGATGGATGTCATGGCTGCAACAGCTAATAATACAAATACTGATATTGCTGGATTAGGTGAAGCATACAAATATCTAGCAGCTACTTCAAGAAATTTTGAAAGTATGGAAGAAGTAAATGTTCTATTAGGGGCTCTTGCTAATGCAGGTGTAAAATCAGGGCAAGCTGGAAGGAATTTAGCTGGGGTCTATACAAGGCTTGCAAAAGCTACTCCTGATATGGATAAAGCTTTGAAAAAAGTTGGAATAACTCTTTATGATAATAATGGGAAATTTAAAGGACTTAGAAAAATTATAGAAGAAATGAAACCTAAACTAGCAAGAATGACGGAAGAACAAAGAAACTATTTCTTAGCTACTATTGCAGGAACAGAAGGAATAAAAGTAATGGCAACTTTATTAGGAACAACAGAAGAAGGAATGAATGCGGTTGCAAAAAGTATATATGAATCAGGAGGAGCTATTAACAAATATTATGATATTACAAAAGATACTCCTGAAAACAAGATAAAAGCATTATCTAGTGCTTTTGATAATTTTAAACTTACTATTGCCGCAGCAGCAGCTCCTGCTATAACAGGAATGGTTGAAGATTTAACAAAAAAAATAAATGAACTCGCTGACTCTGATACATTTAGCAAGGAAAATGTTGAATCTTTTTTTAATGCTATTAAAGAAGGAGCAAAAGGAGCTATGGATACATTAGATGCCTTGATGTTAGCATTAAAACCAATTATTTGGGGACTAAAAACAGTAGGTTGGGTTGGGAGTGCAGGTACAAATATAGGACATGTTTTTTTTACTCCTTTAAGTATTAAGCAAACAGAAGAAGATACAGCTATTCAAGAAGAGTATCAAAGAATAGCTATGATGCAATCCACTAATAAAGAAGATGATGAAAAAAGAAAACAAAGATGGATAGAAAATAAAAAAAGAGAAGATAATTTTTACAATAGCTTAGACAAAGGAAAATCTTTTACAAGTGGTAGAATGCAAACCTTTTTAAAAGAAAGAGGTAGGAAAGTTGGAGAAAAAATAAATCTATCAGATGAAGAGTATGAAGAAATGTATTACTATATTGGCGGTGGAAATAGTATTTATAGAAACAAGAAACCACAGGAAAAAATAGCACAAGAGAAAGATAAAAAAAGCACAACTAATGGTTATAAATATATTATAAAACCGCCAGAGAGACAAAAAACAGACCTAGAAAAAGTCAGTGATAAGTTAGGACTTAAAGCTCCTGTATCTCCGTTATCAACTACATTCTCTCCACAAGTAAACGTCAATATGGGTGGAGTTGTAATAAAAAATGAAGCTGATATAGAGAAAACAGCAGAAATGTCTAAACAGAAAATAATGGCAGAATTGAGAAATTTTGTACAAATAACTAAATAAGGAGATGATGTTATGAGACCAACATTTATCCTGGTTAAAGATAGCACAAACACTCCTTTTTTCTTTGTAGTTCCACCATTAGATTTAAGGTTAGAGAGTGACCAGGATTTACAAACTATAAAAATAATTGATTTAGGAGAAAAAACATTAATTGGAAATAGAAAAGCTGAAAAAATTAGTTTTTCAACATTTTTACCAAGTATGAAATCTCCTTTTTTTAATTTTGTTCTGTCTACTGCTCCTACCAATTCTATGGAAACCTTAAAAAAGTTAAAGAATGATAAGGAAAAATTAACTTTAATTATTCCAGAATTTAACATTTTCTTTAAATGCTACATCCAAACTTTGTATTTTTCTGTTACTGAAAGAACTGGAGATATAGATGTGGAAATAAAGAAAAATAAGACCTTATCTGATGTGGCAAGAGGGTTATTAGAGAGGTAAGTATATGGAGAAACTAAAAATTTATGTAAATGGAAAAGAATATAAAAATATATTTACTAGAGTTATTTGGAGTGGAGCAATTCACGGAACTGCAAGGAAGCTAGAAGTTGAGTATTTAGGAGATATCATAACCAATATTGGAGATGAAATTACATTTTCTTATGAAGATGAAAAGTTATTTTATGGTAAAGTTTTTCAACATTCTAAGAAAGGTGAAACTGAATTAAAAAGTTTTTATGCATATGACAATTCTATTTATCTGAATAAGAATAACTTTGTTAAGAACTTTTTTAGAAAAAAGCCAAGTGAAATATTAAAAGAAATTTGTGGAGAACTTAATTTAAAAATAGGCAAAATTCCAAAAGATGAAGTAAGTTGTACTTACCCGGCTATCGATAGAAGTGGATATGAAATTATATTGAATGCATACACTATCCAGCATAGAAAAAATAAAAAGATTTATTCTATCGTAAGTAATGAACAAGCAATAGATATAGTTGAACAAGGCACTTACACAGATGTTCTTTTGACTAGTGCTGACAACATTTCTACTTCTTCATATGAAGAAAGCATAGAAAATATGATAAATCAAATTGTTATCTATAAAGTAGAAAATGAAAAACAGCAAATACTCAATAAAGTTGAAAATGCAGAAGATAAAAAGAAATTTGGTTTATTCCAACAAGTTATGGAATATGAAAAAGATGTAGATAATATAGCAAATGCTAAGGATATGCTAAAGAGTGTAGAAAAGAGTGCAAGGATATATTGTTTAGGAAATATCTTAATACAAGCAGGCTATAACATTGGAATACAAGAACCACACACTGGGCTAGTTGGTAGTTTCTTAGTTAAATCTGATATGCATATTTTTGAGGGGGAGACCCATTTTTGTAATATTGAGTTAGCTTTTGAAAATGTTATGGATAAGGCCCAATTTGAAAATAAAGAAAAGGCTAAGAAAAACAAAAAGAAAAAAGGTAAAAAAGGAAAGAAGAAAGACAAAATAGATGAGTTATTTCCAGAAGGGTGGGATAAAAAATGAGTGATTTAGGAATTATGATAAGTGAAATGATAGGACAAGCTACAAAAGGAACATCTATCATAAAGGCATCTGTAGTCACTCCACCCCCAAACTTAACTATTGAATTTGATGGTCAGATAATTCCATCTGAACAAATTTACTGCAGTAATTACTTATTACCTCACTATCATAGAGATTATACGATAGATGGAGTTATAGATGAAATAAAAATAGATGTATCTAACTATGATTATGACAACACTACATCTGATACAGCAGGACATAATATACCAAAGTTAAAAGGAAGTGGGGAATATGAGGGCAGTGGTACTTACAAATCTCACAAAGATATTTGGCTTGAGGATACACTCCAAAAAGGTGATGAGGTGCTAGTTGTAGTTTTAGGGGTATATTATGTAGTCGTTACGAGGATAGTTAAAATGCCTAGTGGAGCAATAAAGGGGGTGTAATGTGGAAAAAGATTTTAATATCTTTCTTGAAAAAACAGAAACAGAAATTGAAGAAATGCCTGTTTTTAAGGAATACGCAATAGACTTTAAAACTGGTGAATATATCAAAGAAGGTAACGATGTAAAAGTTTTAGAGAAAAATGAAGCTTTAAAAGTATGGATATTTAAGGCATTAAAGACTGAAAGATTTAGATATACTGATGTATATAGCGACAACTATGGAAGTGAGCTAGAAACTAATATTGGTACTATTTATCAAAAATCTGTAAAAGATGCATTAATGATAAATCAAATAAGAGATACATTATTGGTAAATCCATATATCTTAGAATGCTATAATTTTGATATTTCTAATGAAGATGAATATGTTCCACAGATAACCTTTAATGTTAAAACTGTGTATGAGGAGCTAGAAATGGAGGTGTAAATGAAAGATAAAATAGAATTAAGAAATAATTTCTTAGATAATCTTAAAAACCCACTTTCAAAAATGGAGGGTACTTTCAATTTTGATATTGCTGCCACTTTTGGAATAACAGCTGAAGAAGTTTACAAAGAGTTAGAATTTTGGGAAAAACAAACTTTTATTGATACTGCAACAGAAGATGAATATGTTGATAAACATGCTCTAATGTTTGGAGTAAAAAGAAGATCAGGAACTAAGGCAAAAGGAACTGTTAAAGTAACAGGAAAAGCTAACTCTGTAATAGAAGAAAATACAATATTTCTTAATAGAGATGGTATAAAATATAAATCTTTAAGGAAAGAATACTTGAGTACAACTGGAGTTGCAGAAATAGAAATAGAATGCTTATCTGAAGGAAAAATAGGTAATGCTGCAATAGGAGAAATTACAACTTTTGAAATTCAAAATAGTAATATTTACAGTGTTATAAATGAAAAAGAAATTATAAATGGATATGATAAAGAACCTAATTCTGTATTGGTAGCAAGGGCTAAGGAAAAAGCTACAAGACCTGCTCACAGTGGAAATATTTATGACTATGAGCAATGGGCTAAACAAGTTGATGGAGTTGGAAAAGTATTAGTAAAGCCTCTTTGGAATGGTAATGGAACTGTTAAAGTTCTAGTTGCTAACTATAACAACGACATAGCTGATTCATCTCTGATACAAAAAGTAAGAGAAAGAATACAAAGAGATGACGGTAGACCAATTGGAGCAGATGTAACTGTTAGCAGTTTTACTGCTAAAAATATAAATGTAAATATACAAGTTATATTGAAAGCAGGTTTTTCCGTATCAGATGTAAAAGAAAAGATTGAATCTCTTTTAAAAGCTGTTATAAAAACTGGAAATGCTACCTTTGAAAAAGGCCGTAAATCTATATTATCTATTAATCGTTTAGAGAAAACTATTTTAGAAATAGATGGAATTAATGATAACTTTATAAAAGTAAACAATTCTAATTCTAACTTAGAAATAGCAGAAGATGAAATATTAATAGTTGGGACAGTGATTATAAATGAGTAATAGATTAATTAAGAAAGTCTCTAAAGTAGCTAGAAACACTTTACAACAAGATTTAATTAGGACATTAGATTTAATATGTGAGTATGCTAAAAATGATATACAAAAATACAAAGAGCTATTATTTATAGCTTTTTTTAATGAACAGCAAGTAGCGAATTATGAAAGGTTTATGGAGTTAGACTATAAAAATGGTTGGAGTTTACAGGATAGAAAAGACAGAATTATCTATACTTTATTATCAAAAAATATCTTTACTCCACAAGTTTTAAAAGAACAAGCTAAGATATTCACAAATGGAGAAATAGAAGTAATTGAGGATTATAGAAATTACTCATTTACAATAAAATTTACATCAGTAGTCGGAATACCATCTAATTTAGATAACTTTAAAAACTTTATACATATTAACAAACCTGCACATTTGAATTTTAGTATTGAATTTAGATATAACACACATGGACAAATAAAAAATAAAAATCTAACTCATAAATATTTAAAAAAATATAAACATAAAGAGATACATGATATAAGAATTTTTGAAGATTAGGAGGATAATATGTCAAGAGAAACAAGTTATTTAAAATTACATTTACCAGATGAAAATGAGTTTTATGATGTTGAAAAAGATCAAAACAAAAATTTTGAAAAATTAGATAAAAAGATAGAAGAATTAGATACTTTTGAAAAAAATAGTGGGTACAATTTAAATAAAACGGATAATTTTAATGAAAATGATAGTAATAAACTAGCTTCTATAAAGGCTGTTAATGAAGCATATAAAAGTTCTGTTCCTAGAAATGGAGGACAAGATTTTTGGTTACATAAATCTTCTGATGGGCATATTTATGTGTATTTCCAAAAAAATAATGTTTTTAACTTAAAGTTAGCAGATAGTGAAGAAGTTGCTTCAAAAAAAATAACTGTAAATGGCAATAATGTATGGCATACTGGAAATTTTGATCCTAACACAAAAATAGATATGTTTGGAGGATATAAATTTAAAGGTTTTCATTATAATTCAGAGGGAGATTTATATTATTTTATAAATGATACAGAACATAGAAAAATAATTGATAATAGAGGAGGAGATGTAGAGAAATTAAGTGTAGGTGGTAATAATGTGTGGCATACTGGAAATTTTGACCCATCCATTAAAATCAATAAATTCGGTGGCTTAGATTTTAAAGGTTTTCATTATAATAGTGAAAGTGATTTATATTATTTTATTGATGATAAAAATAGCAGAAGATTAATTGATAATAGGGGTGGAGATGTTGAAAAATTAAGTGTAAATGGAGCTAAAGTATATCATACAGAAAACTTTATAAGACATATTTGGAATGGTGCATATTTGGCAAGTCTAAATGAAACTTCTCCTTTTTGTAATTTACCTGCAGATTGGAGAATATGCATTATAGGTTATCAATGGGTATCTGGTAGTAATTTAGGTAGCACATTTGCAACAGCTGTAATATTAAGGAATCATGTGCCATTAAATCGTTGGTTTTTGGCTCATAGTGGTAATCCAAATAATCAACCAAATTTAATGTGGGGAGAAGCTAGATTTATGATAACTTCTTCTAATGGTTTAATTTCTCAAGGACAAAATACATATGGTGGCGATTGTTATGTTCTTACAGTTGATGTAATTTAGGAGGGAATATGAAAAAAATAAAAATACAAGTAGATGAAAATAGACATATAGTTTCTTATTGTGAAATTGGAGAACTTGAAAACTCTACTGAAATTCAAGTCGATGATGATTTTACTTTTGTTGAAAATTTAAGAGATTACATTTTACAAGATGACAACACCTTAAAATTAGAAATTGATGTAGAGTATTTAAAGAAGCAAAAAAGAGAAGAATTAAAAGCAATTAGAACTAATAAACTTTATGAAAATATTACAGTAAATGGAGATATTTTCCAAGTGAGAGAACAAGATTTAGATAATTTTTGGGAAGTAGATTATATGCTAGGGACAGGAGAAGTTACAGAAACAGATACAAGAAGCTGGATACTTGCAGATAATAGCATTAAAGTTTTTACATACTCACAAATATTAAATGTATTAACAGAGTTTATAAAAAGAAAAGCTAGAATATTTGATGAGTTTGGAGAATTATCTATAAAAATATCTGTTGCTAAAACAGTTAAGGAATTAGAGGCGATTAAATGGGATTAAGATTTTATATAGCTACCTTGTTTAAAACTCTTTAATCGGCTTATTATAAGCTCATTTTTTTGAAAATTAGATTTTAAAAAGTTGAATTTTAAATTTTGTATATGAAAAATGAGATTTTTTATATTTAAGGAGGTAAAAATGAATAAAGTAGCATTAATAATAGGACATAATCAAAGAAGCAAAGGAGCATATTCAACCATAGTTGGTAGTGAATATGATTACTGGAAAAGAATAGCAGAAAAAATTAAAACTGAAATTCCAGCATTGGTAGATATATATGAGCGAAAGCCAAATAAGGCTTATATTCCAGAGATGAATGAAGTATTAAAAGAACTTAATAAGAATGATTACGGTTTCTGTTTAGAATTACATTTCAATAGTTCACTTAATAGAAATGCAAATGGTTGCGAATGTTTAGTTTATTATAAGAATGAAAAAGCGAAAGAATTGGCAACTAACTTTATGGCAAGATTACAGAATGTGTTTGAAAGTAAGATAAGAAATAATCACGGAATAATTGAAGTTAAGGAAAGTAGCACAAGAGGAGGCTATGGAATATGTAAATCTAAAGACACTTATATATTACTTGAGCCATTTTTTGGTAGCAATCAAGATGAAAGCTTAAAATTTTCAGTTGAAGGTGATGTAGTTGATTTATTTGTTGGGTTTATAAAAAACAATATTAAGGAGGTTTAATTATGGAATTAACTAAACTAAATACATGCCCAATAGATGACAAGTATTGGGAAGTTTTAGAAGATTATACTTACAGAACATCTAAGGGACTTGTGACTGTCCCAAAAGGTTTTAGAACAGATTATGCCTCAGTACCTAAGATTTTTAGAAATATTATAAATACTTATGGTAAACATGGAAGAGCAGCAGTTGTTCATGATTGGTTATATTCAAATCAATGTCAAATTAATGTTACAAGAGCAGAAGCTGATAAGATATTCTTAGAGATTATGAAAGAATGGGGAGTAGGTGTAATCAAAAGAAATTTAATGTATAGAATGGTTAGAATATTTGGGGCTAGTCATTTTAGGAAAGGGGAATAATATTATTTATGATATCTTTAACACAAGAGCATTTAGCATTTGCTGGGAGTATATTAGGCATTGTTGGGTTTATTTGGGGCATAATTTCAAGTTTAGATAAAAAATTTGAAAAGAATAATGCTAGACTAGAAGAAATGATTGATAAAAAGCTAGATAAAATTGTATATGATGAACATAGAAAAGCATTTGAAAATTGGAGTAATGAAAAAGATAAAATCATAGAAGAAAAGATAGAAAAAATAGAAAATGCTTTTAAATCAGATTTACAAGAAATTAAAGCAAGTTTAAAAGAAATAAATAATCATATGTTGAGATGTAAAAAAGATTAATAGGGTAGGATTTTATCCTGCTTCTAAAATAAAAAAAGTCCAGTTATTAGCTGGGCTTTTTCTTCATCTTTTTATATATAGAACCATTTTA